TAGGTTCCCTTTTCATATGTCTCGTCTGTTTTCAGCCCATTGATCTGTTTGTCCACCCATTTCATTGTCTCTACATCACCATCTTCCGTTTCATCATAGTCCATAAATCGGTAAGGGCCGATCGGTATACAGTGATCAGTCGTATTAAAACAAACAAGAGGTCTCTGTGAGCCTCCATCCCAATCAGGGGCAGCCTTTGCATCCGGATGTTTGACTGCCTTGACCTTCATGGGTGTTCCTGTCAATTCAACAAAATGATTCGTGCTTACACGGATTCCATTGAGATCAACCATTCGTTGCCCGTCCGCCTCAAACAAAAAGATAGAGGTAACAGATCCTCCTGTGATTGTAAAGACATCGCCCATTTTTACATCTTTTACAGGTATTGTGCCTCTGCCTAAAATCTCTACAGGCGTATCGGGGTCAAAACAAAAGGTGTCTAGGAAACGGAAAAGCTGTGTGTCGCCGAAATTCTGAAGAGCCCTGATGCCCGACATTGACATATAGAGAAGTGAAAAGAACGTCGCATAGAGTCGGCCCATTAGGGTTTTCATCCGATAGGCCGTAGTTTGAATTTTAAATGTTAATTGACTTATTCTGTCTGTAAAATTCTGGAAAATAGTATTGATGCCACCCATAAAGGTCGCAAATTCAAGACGAATACTATTTGCCACGTTCATCAAATTAGAGAGCGTCGATAGAAATACACCCAAAATCTGAAAGATGGGTGATAAGATACTATCTGCCTCGTTATTCATAATATTCTTCAAACAAAACTGAAAATTCTCCGTTGTGTCATGGCCGTAGAAAGAGGCTAAGGCTATCACTGAAGGCTCACACCGATGCTTTGGCCAATTACGGCTTATTTCACTCGTGTCGGCGGCTCCCAATAATATAGACCAAAGCCCTATCATGACAAAAAGGAGGATTATGAATCCTACCATCTACCTTGCTACTATTCTATGATTTTAAGGGCCCCAGTCTCTCCCGAACCCATTCTCTGTCTGCCTTGAAAACGCGAGACGCCTCGGGGACTGTGCGTCTTGTCAGTTTCGCAACGACATCTAGCATTCTGAAGAGCTGGAGGCTACCGTATTCCTTTACAGCCTTCCTTAGTGCGTCATGACGCTGCTCTCTGGAAAGACGATACACATACCCGTATTTGCGTAACTTACCCTTTTCGAGCTTGCCGAACAGGTCGGGGCCCTTTCCAGGCAGGCCCTTATCTTTTACGCAGGCACTCTTGATTATCATAGATCCACTTCTAGGATACGCACGGTATGACTGTCCCATGCGTCTAACTGTAAATCCACGCTCCCGTATACCCGTAGAGTATCTACGAACATACGCCTTGCGTCGTATCATGCCCGGAGGGCATACCTTTCGTGTGGTCGACCTCGCGGCCTTTGATTTTGCTTTTAGTGTAAAGACCATTCTACTTATTCGATATAAATTCTGTGTCAATACTTTCTGTCATTGTATCAATTGCGTCTGTGTCGTATGTGAACGGGCAATCAATTAGATCACGCGTTAGCACATGGCTTAGTTCGGTGAGAAACGCAGTCGAGAAGTCTTCCTTCTTTTGTTTTTCTCGGAGAAAGGTCAATAAGGGCAAATCAAGATTGTTTTCATAGTTAATAGTCTTTGTCTTGTCACTTTTAAGAATCTCCTGAAGAATTGTATAGAGTTTATAACATTCTTTTGTATAGACTTCAAGCTGTTGAGGATTTTGAGATGACTCTGTCAGTGCCTCTAAATTTTGTTCCTTCCAGTTGGAAAGCAAGTATCGGAAGAGGTCAACATCGGGGTCTTCTGTATAGGACCCGAGTGGATAGACCGCATCGGAGTCGTCGGAGTCACTCTCTATGTCTATCTCTGGTCTTGTCACTGCGTTTTCTAGTGCCTCTGCCTCCATTCTAACAATCTAAGATGAAAGGTTCTAGGCCTCGGGTGCGATCGAATACAAGAATAGCAAAAAGGAGCTTGCCACTAGAAATCCAAGAACACTTTCTTCAGCGACTATCTGTAAAGGTCTCTTTGCTTTCAAGTATGAAGATCCTAGAGCAACCGGTGTTCGCCCCTGCGTGGTATCCTTCCATACATCATAAAAACCAGCGTAACCTTCTTTAGACACCCTGGGCGGCGGCACCGCATCATACTTCGTATCGGCCGCCGTTTGAGCGTTTGTTTCTTTCAGCTTTTTCATAATGGAGGCGGGTGAATTTGGATTGCTTAATGCCTCGGGATTTCCGGCATCGCCAGAAATAACAGGGATTTGGTGTGCCGTCTCCATTCTAAGCGATACGGCGGTTTAAACCTAGAAAAAGAATACTTTGAAGAGAGAGAACAAATGAACAATCAGCCTCCCCAGGGACTTGAACGCAAGAATATCAATGAAGCCATCGCAGAGGCCCAGGCGAAACCCATCGAGTTTAATCCGAAGGAGCGGGCCATGTATGTAAGAAATATGGTTGAAAAGATGGGCAATTATATGGATAGCGGGAAGACAAAGGAGGAAATTGCCGTCTTAGAGCCCGACTTTGCCGAGAAATACAAGAATTTGTTTGATACCCTTACCGAACCGGGGGGGTATAATAAGCAGAGTTTGAAGACAATGTTGGCACTCCTTGATCGCATGGCCGAAGGAGAACTCAATCAACACCAGGCCTCCGTCATCATTGGCCAGAAACTCTCCGATACATATATCAAGCCCTCGATTGAGTAGGTATGCGAAATAGACGACACCACTTGATCGCGAGCTCAACATGTGCCTTCCATGAGAACTCCTTTGGATTTTGATTCTGAAGGCTAATTGTCTCAATCAATGTTTTACTTTGTAACGCCGTATAGGTATCCATATGACTTTGTAGAAACTCCCTTTCCTTCTCAGTAAAGAATGAAAAGAAGTCAGTCTTTGGATACTTAGATGTTCCATTTGTATACTGTGTCTGTAGGGCAGTGATGTGATTACACAGAACAGTCGTTGAAGGTGTTCTCCGAAACCCGCGGCAAAGGAGATATCTCTCTGAATTACACGGCCTGCTTGTTGATGGCTTATATAGCGTCCATTCCTTAAAACAGAGCGTTAGAAGACGTAACAGTAGTTGGGTGGCACTCGAGGAGATATCAAAGAGTTTCAATATGAGAACGCCGTCTGAATACAGCACCTGAATACCCATAATCGCAGAGGCTACCAACAGAGGATACACACTCTTTTCCTGATGCTCATAATCGACACTAAAATCGAATCCACCGTCTCCTGTAAATAAATGGACTTTCTGACTTTCACACAATGAGGCAAAGGACTGTTGATTCTTCGGGACGTAGATATTACCTGTTCCATCTTCCCCATAATGAATCTTGATTTCAGGGTGTTTTTGAAGAAATGAAAAGGTGCGTCTCCATCCTGGAATATGACTATTTGTGGGCTTCAGTGTCATTGCGAACGATCGGTTGACGAGTATACGATTATCAGATGCCTTATCCAAGAAGGCCTCGATAAATCCACCAGGACCTTCCGCCACATGGGCCGAATTCAGTTTCTGTGTCGCCTTTGGTATCTTCTCAAAGAACTTCAATACGTGAAGCATCTCTATCATCTTAAAATACGAGCGACTGAGCGGTTTTAAAATACTGATCGATTGAGGAGAGTCTAGTGATTCTTGTGTATAGACGAGTTCATAGGGATTTGTCTTCTTTTTAAGAGTCTCCCAACTATGATTTGCCTCTAGAGGTTCTATCCTCTTCTTGATTTCATTTATCTCGTCATGATTTATTTCCGTCCACTCATCTGTAAAAGTTATCTCATCCAATTTCTTACTAAGAGTTTCATCCATGACAGGCGATGTTAAAAAAAACGCCGACTCCCACGGAGGTTTATTGCCGCTAATGTCCATACTTCTATTTCTAAAGTTGTGCTTAGGCCTCACCCTCCAGGATATGGAGTTCCATGTCGGGCTCCTCCATTAATGTTGCCGCAGGAGGCATCGTTACATTCATCTTCATCTGTGTAGATGAACATACATCATTTGGATCTACATAGAGTTCCGCATCGACCTCCTCCTGTGTCGGTGCCTCTGCCTCTTCCTCGTCATACTGATCCGACTCAGCTAGAGGCGGTAGACCTTCCATTAGACGCTGGAGAGCCGACTCGTCCAACAGAATTTGACTAAAGCTTGTGCCACCCCTGATGGGCTGCCCCATCATGATATTCGCCGAAACACCCGTAACAGGGTCAATCTCACCAAACAAGGCCGCCCTCAGCAAAATCCGCTCCGTCTCCTCAAAAGATGCCTTCGCAATCGGCCCAATATCATTCTTATTGATACCATACCGATCAACAGACATAAGACGACCCGCTCGTGTCATCACATCACACAAGAGACCCAGGTGACGAGAATTCACACCTGCCTCCTCGAACAACTCTGAAATTTCATTCAAGAGAACCTGTCTCGTCGCTTCAATACCCAGATTCTCATAAATATCGTGAACGTGAGTGCTATTTAGACGTGCCCCATCGACGGCAGGATGGCACATAACCTCTAGGAAATTGCTTCCATCCGTATCCAAGACATACTGCTGAATTGCCTTGTATTCACCCTCAACATTCTCTACATACTCCTCCTCCTTGCGGAAGGAAACGGCCTTGATGCCAGGAACACCCCGAATAACAACACTGTTAAGAAGCTGATTCTGGAACTTCTTGAGACTGGTGAGGTCATCGAGAGTTGTATCATCCTTGGTTGTGATACGAAGACGCATGACTAGTTTCACTGCGTTAAAATCCGTATAGACTGTATTGATTTCCTTCTGAAAGCGATTTTCCAAGACATAGGCAATATCATCCATTGTGATATTCTTATTAAAGAGACGCTCTCTGTCAAGCTCCAAGCGTAGGATCCACTTACTCCATGTTGTTACAGGCCCTTCTGCGGGCGACTCAAAGACCTTGTAGAAGTTCAGCAACTCTCTGTCCTCGGGTAAGATTGTCTCATCATCCTTCGGATCATAATAGATCGCAGCCTTTACTGTGATATCACGCAGAAGCGTGAGCTCTAGATCTTGGGCGACCTCTCTGGCCTTCTCCTTCTTTGTTCTGAATTCGGGCTTTAGAAACACCGTTAAGCTCGTGGCCTTCGGATTCTGCGTCACCTTCAGCAGTTCCTTCAGACGGGGAACACCTCGGGTCATGTTTGACTTCGCTGCTACACCAGCTAAATGGAAAGTGTTCAATGTGTTGTGAACCATGATACAATCATCGACCATGAACGATTCATTTCCAGGAACTGTGAAATCATAGACAAATGTCTTCGGGTCATCCAGATAAATCAGATCAGTAATCTCATCCCAGACTACATCCGCATTGGCTGCGGAGTCTAGAGTAGCAAGATTCCTTTTAACCGTATCATATACATCTGTGCTAAGAGTGTTCTTGATTAAAGCGAACATCTCCTTAAAATCACTGACATAGTTCTGGAGTGTTTGACGACCCACCGACTCTTTCTTGAGCCAACGGCCATAGATACGACTCTGACCAGGCATCTTGAGAAGCTTACCTGTCTCTGCGATAAGCTCACCGACCTCGGGAACCTTATCATACATTTCCTGCGTAGAATGTTTATCATCACGCTCAGTATATTCAATAATCTGATCAAGGGCGGCGGCCTTCTCGGGCAACTTTAGACCAATCTGCTCTCTGAACTGCCGTGCGTCATTCTTGAGAACATTGAGAGTCCACATTACCTTACCAGGAATACGGACCGAGGTCTCCTGACCAAGCACTGTAAAGAATCCTGTAAAACCAAAGAGACGATTGATATCGCGGATTAGCTTCTCACTGCGACTTCCTACACGAATCTGCTGCCTGGCAACATTGACATTACCATCGCCGTCAAAGTATCCACCAAGTAGACCACGCTTGAATTCAATGGGATATGAGAAGATCGCACCTGAAAGTTCCTTCTCATAGGATCCTGACTTGAAATGCGTTTCGAGGAAATCCTTCAGATCCTTGCTATAAATATTGTTATCCTTTGAAGGGCCGTATTCGCCACTATAGTCGTGCGTTGAGAATTTCCAACCATAACTAGAAGACATGACTGCCAAGCGTGTCTCAACAATCGGATGTATCTTACAGATTTTTACAGTGTTTCCATTGAAAGAGCCATCCGCCAGATAGACTCCACACAGCCATCCGAAGTTATATGTGAGATCAAACGTTGTATTTCCTTTTGTCACCTTGGAGATAACAGTAGGGATTTCAGGAATTGTCTTCGCAATAGGGATTCGCATACCCAACTTCAGATCGCTTCCTAGAATAGGCTCAATTCCCTTTGCTGAACGCTTGAGGAAAGAGTGACTGAGTGTGGCAGTTGTTGTCCTTCCAGACTTTGTTACCACCTTTACAAGTCCACCATTCGCAGGATGGCGACTAAATTGGCTGATAGGAGACCATGTCACCTTTTCATCCTTGCTTACACTCGCAATCTTGTAACCTGATAGATCTAGAAGGGATGACTGATTAGTGGAAACGACGGTGGACGCGTTTGTTTCCATAAGAGCATCCATAAAAGGGCCAATCGGTCCAAAGTAATTTTCACCATTTGGTTTACTGACGACAACAACCGTATCATATACACACGACATCTGGGTAGCAGGCTCGCCGATCGACTGAGCGGCAATAATGCCCACCTGCTCTCCAGGCTGGGCCCACGCCTGCCAATTCTTTAGAACAAGAAGCTCACATAGCGTGTCGAATGCGATCTTCGTAAAGCGTTCGACGACAATGAGCTTATGAGGTGCGCAATGGAACCGCAGAAGAGCAGTCCAGAGTCCATGGTAGGACTGCGTCTTCTGAATGACTCTCTCCAAGCCCTGGAGAACATACAGCGGTGTTAGGTTTGTCTTCTGGCCCGTCTGAAGATTGAAACGCACCTTCAGATTCAAGAGAGCCCTCTCCAAATTCATCGGGGCAAAGAGAGATCCATCCATCTTGCCCCTGTAGACCTTCTCTACAAGCATCTTTCTGTCACCGAGAATCTGGTCGATATACCTCAGCAGCATCTCAGAATCGTCCTCTCTTACAACACCGTCATCGAGTGGAAGTTCAACACCCTGTAGACCATACTCACGCCGAATATCATCTTCGGTGAGCTTCGGGAGATTTAGACTCGCAGACTCAATCTTCGTGGAGTTTACGCCATCCTCGCCATAATAGAACTGAATAATATTGCCTCTCGCATCACGAACAGATCCATCATACTGAACAGTCAAATCCTCCATGGCCTTCACGAGCTGTCTCTGGATATATCCTGTGTCGGCGGTTTTTACAGCTGTATCAATTAGACCTTCACGACCTGACATCGCGTGAAAGAAGAACTCCTGCGGCGTCAGGCCCTTGATGAAGGAGGACTGAACAAAGCCGCGTGCCTCTGCCCCGTCATCATACTTCTTGTAGTGCGGCAGAGTTCTGTCCGAAAATCCATACGGAATACGACGGCCCTCAGGGGCCTGCTGCCCTACACACGCCATCATCTGGGCAATGTTAATTGTGGAGCCCTTGGAGCCCGCCTTTACCATGGCAATCAGACGGTTCTCGATCGCCAAGGACCCAAGACCTGTCTTACCTGCCTCCTCCGTGGCCTTGTTCAGAGATCCAATCACACGGCTCTCAAACTCCTCCTGGTTCGACTTCCCCGTGTTATTGTCAAAGAGATCCAAATGAACCTGAAGACAGATATCCTCAATCTCCTTTCGCTTCTTCTGAATCTTGACTTCGATTTCCTCCTTCGTCTTCTGATCGGCCACCAAGTCACTGATGCCAACCGAGAAACCATTGTAGACAAGGAACTGCTCAACTGTGTTCTGGAGAGAGTCGATCATATCCACTGTGTCCTTCGGGCCATAATCATTGTAGGTAATATGAACAATGCCCTTGGACGGCTTTGAGAAGATTGACTTATCAAAGATACCCTGGCTGATCGCACCCTCCTTGATCTTCACGAAATTCTCAGGAACCTTGTCGTCCTTATACGAATCGTTCGCCATATCCATGTTGATCGGCGGCATGAGCTGGGAAATCACCTGCTGACCCGTCCACTTGCCATTCTCCTTCGGCCCAGGAATATGGCCCTCAAACCGCTTGTTCCACATCATCAAATTCATATACTCTTTGCGATTGAACTCTACAGAGGCTCTCGTAATGCGATACGAGCCTACAAGAGTATCCTGAACAATACCAATCACAGGCTTGCCGTTTCTCGGCGAGATGATCTGGAACGGAACCGCGGCGATTTCTGCGAGTTCCGTCGACGCCTCATAACTCTGCGGAATGTGGGCATTCATTTCATCACCATCGAAATCTGCGTTATATGGGGCGGTTACAGATACATTCAGACGGAATGTGTTGAACGGGAGAACCTTACAGCGGTGAGCCATCATCGACATGCGGTGGAGCGTCGGCTGTCTGTTAAACAAGATAATGTCGCCGTCCGCCAAGTGACGGTTAATTGTATCGCCGAGGTGAAGAACAATCTCCTTGCGATTCACATGCTTCAGAGAAACCATGCGACCATCAGGACGGACAAGAGTCTTCGCACCAGGGTATGTATCTGCCCCATTCTGAATGAGCTTATACATTTGTTCCTTGTTGTAGATCGTCACACGCTCAGGGACCGTGAGGTTCATGGCGATTTTTAGAGGAACACCGAGCTCGCCAATGCTCAGATTAGGATCAGGCGTGATGACTGAACGGGCGGAAAACTCAACACGCTTACCCTGGATATTATAACGGATACGACCCTCCTTTGACCCTAGACGTTGCTGGATCGACTTGAGGGGGCGACCTGACCGCTGGGCCGACGGGGCGACACCAGGAATCTGATTGTCCACAAGAGTGGCAATGTGATACTGAAGAACGTTCGTATACTCATCTACGATGTTCTTCGGGGCGTTCGCATCGATCTTTGCCTGGAGAGTCTGATTTGTCTTGATAATGTCAAAGAGCTTGTGGGTCAAGTCGTCTTCTGACCTCTGGTTGTTATCCTGGATAACGGACGGGCGGACCTGCGGCGGCGGAATCGGCATCACCGTGCAAATCATCCAGTCGGGGCGACACCAGAAACGACTCAGGCCCATGAAGTCAACGTCTTCGTCGGTAATGCGACGGAAAAGCCGCAGAACATACTCGACCTCAAGAATCTGACGCTGCTTTGTGCCCTCCTTTCCCGCCCCAGGGCCCTCAACGTTATCCCACTCCGCCACAATGCGGGCAATCCCCTCACGGAGATAACGATTCGGCTGTCTCGATGCGCACCCATCCTCTGTCTCCTGGCCACAACGACTGATGTTTGAAGAACTATTCATCATTTCGCGCCATCTGGCCTCACCTCTCCTCTTCAGATTCTTCTTGTGAGTCTCCTTATCAAGGAGAAGCCTTGAACACCGAATACATACGCAGCTTAGAATATTCAGAATAGTTGGAAAGAACTGAATATAATAGACAGGTCTCGCCAGCCGATAGTGCCCAAAATGACCCGGGCAGTTGTGATTTGTCTGTCCACACGAGCGGCATGTCTTTCCATTATCTAGGACACCCATACGAGGATCAAAGAGACCGCCGATCTTTGGCTCAGAACCCTCATACGTCGTGTGGGTTGTGATTTCAACAACGGAGCGACGCTCAATCTCATCTGGACTGAAGATTCCGAATTGAATTCCCACGATGGGCTCAATTTCCGAACTAGGCCTGACTAAACCTGCGGGCATTCTCTTTCTCCTTATGGTTTTTAGAATTGGGACTTTAGCCCTCAATTTTAACCTAGGGGTTAAATCTTTAGGTTACCCTGTTCTTTATAGATTCCCATACAGCAAAGATCTCTTGACGTCTCTCCTGCTGCCTTGATTCAGAGATATCCATTACATCTCCATAGTCGACCGTAGGAAGTCTCGATACTAAATCCTCAATTGAGTCAAATTCTAAGATAGATCCCATCGTATCCTTATAATAAAAATCCGCAGCCGAGGCCCATCGCTGTGTAGTTAGGGGCTGTCTGACTTTGTCCCATTGTGTTACATGCGACTGATTCTCAGAATTCTCAGAAAAAACGGTCCAAGAAAGTTCATTTGGCTCCCTCGGATCGGCCCAGAGTTTTGCCAGGAGCGTCTGGCTCGGAACCCACACAGGAATATTCGCACGTGTCTGTTGAAAGATAGACATCGTGCTGATATTATACGGGATATGAATAACGGCAGTATACTCATCAAGAAAACCTTCGGGCAAATAGGTCTGTTTCTGGCCCAGAAGAATTGCCTGTGATTCGACGGCGTCGCCATAGCTTCGTTTTAAGGCATGATAGAGGGTCTTCATGAAGGGTGAACCTGTCTCCTGGAGTAGGACCTGGCGCGTATCCCAAATCAGGAACTTCTGTTTTGTAGGAGGATCTACACGAATCCGATGAGGAGACTCACATAAGGAAGGGCAATAAACCTCCTGTTGGGGTAACGAAGTGAGAATAGGAAAATGTTCCTGGAAATACTTCTGGTCCCCGCGATTATTATGGACAACGGTTAGCCGCCCAGAGTTCAAAAGTTCCTGGATTTCGTGAACCAAAACTCCGTGTTTTTCAGAACTCTGGATCCACTCATTTCCGAACCGCGTCGAGTTTACATGGATCAGAGGAAGTCCCAGATCTTTGAGCCTATACGCAGTGATAATAGAATGAGACGTAATCACGGCGTCATATTTTCTAGAAAGGATACGGGCCTTGAAGTCTTCTGGTAAAGGTGCCTTTGGATCCTGTTTATAGATGTCTAGACTACTGTAAAATGGAGGCTCCTGACCTGGTATGGCCTCATTCACAGGCGACCGACCATCCGATAGCCACGTGAAGTCAATGCGGACACCAAGAGGCCTCAATATCTGTTTCATGTCCCATAAGACCGCGTGATGATGACACATACCAAAGAAACGTAGAGGTTTCTGATTTGAATGCCAGAACCAGAGTGACCAGCTGGGGTCGACGAACTCTTCACATTCACTGTAGTTTCCCCTCTTTGACCAGAATGGGTTTAGAGTTAGATTTGGATCACTGTAGAGAAATCCATGCTTAGGCAACAAGAGAGCATCAAATGGACCTCGCTGAAGTAACGGTTCAAGTTGTTCGGGGGCTAGAGGAAGTATACGACATCGAAGATTCGGAGGAATTTGATGACGCAGACTATGTCCATTTCCAACTACAAACCATACCTGCTTATGTGTATTTGTTGTCCAGTCTGTTATTTTTAAGATCTGGTTTGCGATCGATTCATTCACGATAGGAATCCCTAGTTCTTCTCTTTCGCCCTTATCCAGACAGTCTTTGAGTTTTTGAATATCCATGTGTCTAGAGAAGATATTTTCTAGACTTTAGATACAGCCTAAATTAGTTAAGCTGTATAGACTCATGGATACATACCTAGAATATGAAACTGGAATCAAAAGATCATATGATCTAGAGGGGCCTATACAACAATTTCAATCCGACAAGGCATTGATTGAAATTGTTCCATCCAGCCTTTTTGGTAAGATGCTCTATATCGACGGATGCCTCCAGCTCGCCAAAAAGGACGAATATATCTATCATGAAATGCTTGTCCATCCCGCTATGGCGTCGGCGGTATCAAGAAAAAAGGTATGTATTCTGGGGGGTGGCGATGGATGTGCCTTGCGTGAAGTTCTGAAATGGGCCGACGTTGAAGAGGTCACTGTGATTGACTGGGATTCGCGGCTTGTCTATTTGTTTCAAGGCGAGTTTGCATCCTGGAATCTAGATTCGTTTCATGATCCGCGTGTTACAATTAAAATCGCAAATGTTCTGGATCTTGTAAACCAGACAATTATATATGATCTTCTGTTTGTCGACTTGCTAGATCCTGATTGCGGCGATAAAGAGAATGTGAAATTCTGGCAAAAACTTATTACACTTTCTCGGAGCTGGGTTTCTGCCCAGGGCCAAGTTGTTTTTAATGCGGGTGGATTTTTTCCGTGGAATACACGGACTCTTGAATGGCTTTCTCGTGAACTTCGGTATGAATGGAAACGATCGAATGGTCATGAACTTCTCGGATATCATGTCTTTGTCCCGTCATTCACATTCGAATGGTGTTTTTTTATGGTGCGGCCTACTGATTTACCTGTCTGTTTATCAATTGGGATTGACTCTAAGAGGCTACGTCATTTTGACGAGTCTGCTTGGACATTGGCGACTACATGGACAAAAGAGTATCGAGGAGTGTTTGCGACGAGCCCTGTAAATTTGAGCAACTGGCTCACCCAGGTTTGAGGCAGTGAAATGTCTTCCTACCGTCTTGAGCTCCTTGTTTCTGAGTCTGCGGCTGTAAAAGCGATGTATGCCCCGATTGCGACTGAGAATCGGCCCAATGATAACGCGGGTGTTGATCTCTTTGTTGCCACGGAGGCTCGTCTAACTGGGCACAGGAGTGTATCTCTTATTGATCTGGGTGTAAAGGCTCGGATGGTTAACTTGGCGTCTGGAGAGGATGTCCATTATCTTCTCTATCCTCGGTCCTCCATCTTCAAGAATAATCTCTATATCGCAAACAGCGTAGGCGTTATTGATCGGACCTATAGGGGGACTCTTATGGCGGCGGTCGGCGTCATTGATATTGAGTCTGCGGCCACAGTCGCAGCTGGTGTTCGCCTTGTCCAGGTCGTCGCACCTGATATGGGCCACATCAAGCAGATTCGCCTTGTCGACTCTCTGCCTGAGACTGTAAGGGGTGCGGGTGGTTTTGGTTCAACGGGATCGTAAATAAAGTAGAAAGGGATGACAAAGGAAGAAGGATCTACGGACGCTAAACAATGCCCTTGGTGTCAACGATGGTGTTTAAAAGATAACGCGTGCTCCTATATTTTTGCTTGTGGCCTTGATTCAAAAGATAAATTTCATAAAGATCTAGGATGTGGACGTTCTTGGTGCTGGGATTGCGGAAAGAAATACTGCTCTCCGCACCACGATACGGTGACGGGGCAACGTTTAGCCGACGCAAAAGACAATCATAATGCCTTGTGTTGTCGGTCTGAAGAAGGGTTCAAGGAAGAGGACTATTGTCCTGGAGGTCATTCATCTCATTGTGGTAAACGCTGGTAGACGCTAGTAACTAATAATATATATGTATAGTATAATGTTCGACGGTCATTACGATGAATGGAAGGAATCAAGAATGAAAGGAGTAAGAAAATATATACCTTCTGAGTATTTCAACTCTAAAACAGTATTGGAATTGGGATGTGGGCATGCTGATCTTGGAAATAAGTTTTATGAAATGGGCGCAATTGTAACAAGCAGTGATGCTAGAAGTGAACATTTAGAGATTGTTGCTGAAAAATATCCCCATATAAAGACTCTGCGTATTGATTGTGATAACGATACGATTGAAAATAAATATGATATAATTGTTCATTGGGGATTACTATATCATCTGTGCGAAATAGAGGAACATTTGAAGATGATTTCACAGAAATGTGATCTTTTATTGTTAGAAACAGAAGTTTCTGACACTGATAATAAGGACTTTTACATATCAACAACCGAAGAAGGGTATGACCAGGCCTATAACAATAAGGGTATTCGCCCCTCACCAGGTTATGTCGAACATGTCTTAGAAAAAAATGGATTTCAGTATAAACTCATAAAAGACCCTATTTTAAATAGTCCCTCTCACCAATATGATTGGGAGGTAAGTAATTCTAATACTTGGAGACATGGATTACGGCGTTTTTGGATTTGTTGGAAAAACATACCCTCTCCAGTAGTTTAGAATGCTTGAATGGACACGATTGGAGGGAAATCTCGGCATGTTGAAAGTCTAGGCTCCGAGAGATATCTTTTACAGGATTAGAGGATGTTGACTGATTATAAAAAGACAGGAGACTATCTTTATATAATTACAGCCGCTGTTATAGTCGATCTACTTGTTATCTTTTTGGCGCGGTATCCTGGGGCAGACCCTTTCTTTAAAGTCAAGGCTCTAAATGATTGGTATGAGAAGTTCGGATTTCTCGCCGCAGCCGCAGACATACTAAGTCTCATAATCGGCGTCACGGCAGCTCGGTATATCTATAGTGGATTGGGCCTACAGAACTCTTTGTGGTTTTTCGTGGCTGTCGTTGTTCTCTTTCAACTGTGTCATGATGTTTTTTTCTTTCTCGCAGTCATCACACAGTTGCCTAAAGGAGAAAATAAGATGATTGATGTGTTTAATGACTATGCGAAGGAAAATGGTGCGAAGATTCTAGTTTCTGATGCCTTAATGATGATCAGCACAACTCTTCTGGCTTCATTTCTTAAAGGACTTCCCGCTCATGTAACTGCCTCCTCTCTAACCTTATCTCTTTACGCACTTTGCTTTGTTCTCTATACGCAACGTAACTGAATTTGAAACTTCCCACCTAGACAATCGAAACAATGTCTAGATATGGAGTCTCAAAATAAGAAACCCTGGATGTGTTATTGCCTTGAGTCCGAGACGGGAACTACCTATATCGGTTCTTCCGTTGACGTCGACCGACGTCTACGACAACACAACGGTGAGATCAAGGGTGGGGCTCGAGTTACTAGTCGTGGCTCTGGATGGAAACGTGTATGTCATGTCGTCGGATTCCCTGATTCTAAGGCGGCTCTCCAGTTTGAATGGAAATGGAAGCGTGTAAGTCAGAGTTTACATGGTCGGCCGATTGAACGCAGAATTAAGGCGTTGCTTGAGATGCTGAATCAAGAATTCACCACGTCGAGCTCCTTGCCGTTTTCAGAGTATGAAGGACCTTTATACGTGTTTGTAGAGGACATGGATAAAATTGACATGTTTAAAGCCAGGGAAATGAAGTATGGCATACTAACAACATGAAGATGTCGTATTCAGGCAACTCTCTTTCTGATCTAAGTCAAAATGATCCCACCTGTTTCATTTGTCTTGAACTCACGACTGAAATGAATGAACCTCTTATTAATGGAACCTTGCTACGAGCCTGCGGCTGCCATTTCCTTGTTCACCCGTCATGTTGGAACAATTGGCTTCTAAGTGGAAAGGAAGAGTATGATTGTCCTATCTGTCGTCGAGCTATTATTCGTGTTATTGTAAAAGAAGATGATGAACCTGTAAGACGCATCAGAGCGGAGTCATTTCCTTACGCAGATGAGAGCTTTGTCTGCTGCTGTGATCTACCTGAGTCAAAAAAGATAATTATTAGTCTTGCTATTATAGCATTTATAATAATTGCCATCCTTATAACATTACAACTACTATTTAAGTATTAGACTGTTGGACAGCAGCAGCGAATGCGACTGCGACTGCTCCAATAGCCACACCCCCGACAATATACGGTAAAGAATTATTACGTTTATCCATAGTCTTTATATTAGACTGTAATCGTCTAGTTAAGTTATTAAGACCTCTCTCAGACGTATTTCTCATGTTTTTTAAAGTCATTTTGTGTAAATTTATAGTTGACTTTGAACTGGGATGAAATGGCATTCGGCTTCTAGTTATTATTGGTATAATACGCAGCGAGGCCACCTCCAACGGCCACCACCGTTAGAAGGCCAAGAAGAGGTCCATATTGTTTTAGCTTTGTTGGTGTTCTGGGGCCTGCCGTAATATGCTGATAGGTATTGTTCTTGCGTGTTTGATGTTTTAAAGTATATTCTTTCTTCTGTATTTTGTGATCAAGATTGCGGATATTATCAGTTAGTCTAGTCCATTTTGGATTGATACCTGTGACAAGTTTCCGCGTGGTTTTCGCTAACGTCGCCTTCTTCTCTCTGAGATTCGCTTCGAGCTTCTCAAGACTCATTCTAATGAGACTTAAGAATATCTAAATTTTTACATTTTAGCTATAAATTACCAAAATATAATAAGAATAGCCGAGAAATTACTAATTGGAATACGGCTTTTACTAATTGGAATACGCAAGGCCCCCCATTCCAGACATCACGCGGAGCACGTTGTAGTTCGTCGCATAGACGTAGACCGTGGCCGTGTTCGACGTGCCAACAGAGTTGTTGGTGACCGTGAGCAGGAGCGTGGTGTTATCAATGCGGGACAAGTTGCACGTGCCGCTCGGCTGGTGCTGCTCCGGCTGTAAGGCGAAGGAGTAGACGTTGATGCCGATGGCGGGGATGTTGGTGTGGTGCTGGTAAGGCTGGACCTCGTTGAAATAGCGGCCCTCACGAACCTGGAACCGGTCGTGGCCGTTGAGCTGGAGGAGGGCCGTGACGCACGGGTTCTTGCCCGCCATGCCCTCAACACGCGTGACGGAGTAGCCAGACTCCAGCACGGACCGGTCCCACCAGTCGCTGAAGTTGAACGGCTGCTGGCCCTTCCACACGAAGCTCGTCGCATCGTCGCAGGCGACGTAGGAGTCACGCTGGACAACCCACACGAGCTCCTTGCACGGGTGGTTGAAGTTCAGCTTGAGCTTGTTGCTCGAGGACGTGATGGACTCACCGCCCGTGAACTGGAGCACGTCGATCAGGTACTCGTGGCTGACCTGGGCGAACTTGCGACGCTCGTCCGTGTCGAGGTAGATGTAGTCGACGTAGAGGGACGCGGCGACCAGGTTGCTGGACGCGACGCGGTCGCGGATTACGTGGACGTTGGAGTTCTGCGGGGCCGCCTCGAAGCAGAGATTGCGGAGATCGTTGAAGATCAGGTTGATGCGGACCTCGTGGTACTGGAGGGCGATCAACGGCAGGGCCAGGCCCGGGTTGCGGCAGAACCAGAACTGGAGCGGGATGTAGAGCGTGTACTCAGGGGCACAGTTGCCGATCTCGTTCGAGGAGTTCGGCTCGCCACCCGCGCAGTCGTCGTCGCAGGTCTCGCCGCCCTGGACGATCAGGTTCGTGAGCTGCGGGACGTTGCCAACCATCTTGGCATAGCCGGCCTGCTTGCCAGCCTCCTGCGTGAGCTCGTTCCACACGTGGAGCCACTGGCCGTAGTGCTTGTCGATACGCTGGCCGCCGATCTGGAGCTCGACCTCCTTGACCAGGTTGTGGCCAGCCCAGTTGAGCCAGCGGAACTGGGCACCAGAGCCGTCCGCGGCCAACAGCTGGACCTTCGGCAATGTGGCCTGGAGATACATACGGTAGATCAAGTCACCGTTGCGCTGGATCGTGCACGTGACCGTCTTGCCGAAACCAGGGGAACCGTTGAACGGGTTCTCGATGGACTCCATGGCGAAGTTCGTGTGGCGGCGGTACACGACCTTGAAAAATGTGATCTGCGGGTTTCCTGTGAGGTAAACGTCCTGGGCACCATAGGCTACGAGCTGCATAAGACCCCCTCCTGTCATGATATTCTATACCCTCAGCAGAGAAAATAAATTTGGGGAACCAGAATTTTCAAAAAAACTTCAAAAGTAACAACCGGGAGATATCCCTTTTTAGCCACTAAAAGGAGATGGCCCTGGTGCATTTCTTATTTGAACCATAGACTAATACCTCATATTTATATCCTTCTTTTATAACTGCTTCTGCTTTTGATGATAGTCTACACGTCGGTAACTGTAAAGTCCATTCAGATTTGATTTCAATAATTGCATTGGTAGACTTTATGTAAAAGTCTGGAAAATATACTCTTTTTATACCATCTGATATATACTGAATTCTAGGAACATTTCCACGACCTATTATAATATCAGTCTCTTCATATTTTTGTAGGAGATCATCAAGGGCAAAAGGCTCATATCCTTGTAATTTTATTACAGCTCCGCTAGGAAGCATGTAATCTTTATGTATATATGAATTCTTTTCTGCTTTTGCTTGAACGTCGACATTTTGATTTGGATGCCCTCCATATTTTTCAAGGCATGTTGTGACCCATTTTTCTTGAACTTCTTTTGTTCTTTTTGGATGGTCTCCATATTTTATTATATAACTATCTTTAATCTTTTTTTTAACATCTATAAGCATTGCTGTATTACATACACCATACTTATTTTGACATGTTTCAACCTTTTTATTTTCTTTCAGTTTTAAAGAACATGATTCACAATACGGATATCTATAAATATTAAGCATTTCAAATCTTTTTTCAGATAGAGTTCCACACGAACATCTATATCGTATAAGCATTCGTTGATTAAATTTTGTATAATCTCCTATTAGTGTAGCATTGCCTTCTTTTAAAATATCCTCTAATAGTTCTTTTGTATATCTCATACAAAAACGTAGAACTTCTATTCATAAATCAATTTTTATAATTCGAGCGAACATCTAAACAGCCAGTAGAGTTTGACCTTTACAGATGGCGTCAGGGGATCCTTTCTTTAAGATCAGACCCACAAAGAGAAGTAATCCCGAAGCAAGGACAACGCTTGATAGTATCCATCACTCTCACTTATCCAAATTGCTCGATGAAAGTGAAAATGTAGAAGCTCTGGAAGCTCACTTACTAGGCCTTAAAGAATCTATTAAGACCTGTAAAGATGATATAGAAAAAGTAAAGCTCGAAAAAGAATTTCAAGACTTGCTTAAGGAATATAAAAAGAGAAAGTCAGGTTCTGCTGTCTATGACTATTATTTGGAAACTGGGAATATTTTATATCAGTATTATGATATACAGGATAAAATTAATCGCGGTGTTGAGTCTAAGGTGAATAGACCCGCAAAATCAAAGCCAGGCTCTATTTTTGCTATTCTTGAACAGGCCGCGAATGAGGCACCAACTGATCATGATATAAGTGGCACATCCATGTATTCTGATAGTAATGGTGGTAGTGGCAGTGGCAGTGGCAGTGGCAAGGAGAGAGGTGAGGATATGAGAAGAGAAAAACTCCTGGAGACCTATCTCCAGAAAATAGATCCGACTCACGCGAGAGCCTCACAAAATATCCATAATGATCCGTATGGAGAATGTGAGGAATGTCTTACAGAAATGTTCTTCTCTGCGAATGAGGCTCTCTTCACATGTCCAACCTGCGGCTTCCAGGAGTTTATTTTAGTTGACTCGGATAAGCCTTCTTATAAGGATCCGCCACGTGAGGTCTCCTATTACGCATATAAGCGTATCAACCACTTTAATGAATGGCTCGCCCAGATTCAGGCCAAGGAAAGCACCGATATCCCTCAAGATGTCTATACTGCCATCATCACAGAACTCAAGAAGGAGAGAATCACAGATACCAGCAATATTAAGACATCAAAGATTCGTGAGATTCTGAAGAAACTGAAGTTTAATAAGTATTATGAACACGCGGCCCACATTATGAACCGCATCAATGGAAAAACCGCCCCTGTTATTACACGCGAGACTGAGGAGAAGCTGCGGCATATGTTTATTGAGATCCAGCCGTCCTTTCAGAAACACTGTCCCTCAGGCCGCAGCAATTTCTTATCATACTCCTATGTTCTCTATAAGTTCTGTGAGCTATTAGAGCTCGATGAATATCTCCCTAATTTTCCGATTCTCAAAAATAGGGACAAACTCTTTTGTCAGGATAAAATCTGGCAGCAAATCTGTGAGGATCTGCGGTGGCAATATCTAAGGTCCGTTTGAAATATGATATGAATCAAAGCCTGAATTTTTTTAAATAATTGTGCTAACTAAAAATAACACCAAACATACACCGTTTAAACTAGTAGCGTCTAGAGCGATGTTTGCGAGTCTTGCGTCTACCGCCTGATGCGGCGGGGCCCTGACCCGCACCTGCGCCTGCGGGACCATTTCGTAGAGCCTGCATCGCCGCCGCCGACGCTCTCCTTCTAGGAGCCTGGGCCGCAGGAACTGCCGCCATGTAGACCGCCAACTGTTCATCCAACGCCTCCGCAGCGAGCTGAGGAGCCCCGCGGTTCACGACACCCTGGAGCATAGCAGGAAGTCTGGGATAGCTATTTTTTAAAGCACGAGCGGACAGATATTGGACATACTGAACAACCGTGCCTTCAAACGCGGTGGCTAACTGTTCATCCGTTATGGCCGCTCCTTGATACGCCGCTAATGCGCGATTGTAAATGCCTTGGAAGACACGAACACCCTCGTAGTTCATCGCGATTACCGCCGCCAAGCCTACAAGTGTAGGGCCCGAACCAACTACAAGTGCCGACATATTACCCACAAATCCAGCATACCAACCAGCAGTGAGTCTAGGATTGAAGAAATATCCAATAGAACCAATGATCGCATTAATCGCTCTTACCGTGTAAGAACCATTGGTGCCTAAGTCTCTTACGAGGCCAAGAGTGAGAAGTCCAGGGAACACACGGGTTCTTACAACTGTCGCGATGTTCGTCGCGACCGTAGGATCTATGAGTGCGTCTCCTACAGGCTGAAGGGCATCGGCACCACTTTTATCCATTTCCTTGGCCACTTCGCTCGGCAAAATACAGAGAATACGCAACACCCGCTTGAGTTCATCGTAGAATCGGGCACCACCACGCTGTGCCTTTCTGCTTCTGTTTCTACGTTTGCCTCCTGACATTTCAACAGGGATTCCTGAGAGCTGGGCGTCATCATCTATCATTTGCCCAATGAGATCCAGCGTCTCGGACGAAAGAGCGGGACATGTGGCACCAAGCTCCGCATCCAATTCACCCTTGATTTGGTCATATAACGCTCTAGCCGCAGCGGGACCTAGTCCAGGGCCTGCCCGTTTCGCAGCCTGTGCGGCCTTTGCTGAATTCGATACATTCGCACCACTGCGACCATTGGCTCTGCGAACATTTACGGGAAGACCATCAGGCTCACCTGGACGTGTGCCTGCGCGCCAATACCAGTATCCATTTGCTCTTTTTTCTACGGGCGAGTTGAGACCCGCCGAGAAATAGGGCTGCTCCCTTATAAAAGCATTTAGACGATCGCCATAAATAGTCCCTGCCATTCTATTTTATGTAAAGAATATCTCTATGCTGATTTGAAATCACTCAGGAGATATAATATTGACTCTATTCACGAGATCACTCCCACTCCGTTTACAAGCCACGCGGGAAGCCAACGAGGTTGGCACCCAGACCGAAGCCCGCGCCCTGTCTCGCCGTAACGCCGATGGACGGGGAGACGAGGTCGAGCACGGCGAACACGGCAGCCGCGACGAGGGCGAGCGTTGAGATCTCGTCCAACGGCAGGCTCTTCCGGGGGATAAAGATAGCCGCACCCGCGACAACCAGGCCCTCGATTAAATACTTGATGGCACGGTTGAGGACTTCAGAGACATCCATTTGATTCCTATATTTGTTCTAAAGAAATTTTTTGAGGCAACTGCGTCAAAATCGTCTAAAGAAACACTCTATTGAAGTATAGAATGTCTACCCCTAGTGACGAGAAGGAGAGCTCTTTGACTGATGACGCGGAGATCTCCTCGCAGAAGTGGTGTCTTCTAAGCTTTATCAGCCCCGAGAATGTATTGAACCGGAAGGATATGTTCTTCTTCAATGCGTTTCTAAAGCAGTATGAGTTTCAGCTCCGCACCAAGAGTCTCGAGCAGTTCCTGGTGAAGTCTATCCAGACGATCAATGCTAAGCTTGACACGGAGGCCACGCGTCTTGAAGGTCTCGATTTGAGTGGCGCAGCCCTCGAGTGCCGGAAATCGGTCTTGTCAATCGATCCTTTTATCACGGACTTCCAGGAGACTGTAAAGAAGAATCAGCGTGAACTCGTAACCAGCAGTCTCGTTGAGAATTACGATGATTTCATGTATAAGAATGGGGCAAAGCTGGAGGATGATTTCTATGCCAAGAACAACTTCCGCACGACGGTAAGAGGCCTGAAGGTCCGTGGCTCCTACAGCACTAAGGAGGAGGCTGATTCGAAGGCAAAGAAGCTCCAGAAGGCCGATCCGGACCACAATATCTATGTGGGTCAAATAGGCAAGTGGCTGCCGTGGGATCCCAAGCCGGCCGACGTCGGAGAGCAGGAGTATGCCGAAGACCAGCTGAACACCCTCATGAAGAAGTATAAGGAGAATGAAGATGCGAGGGAGCAGTTCACGAGAGAGCAGCGTGAGGCGGGTCGGAAGCAGGCCGCACGCTCGGTTACGACGATGCCTGGGTCCACTGAGTCCGCCGCTGTCCCTTCCTTAGGAACGGGTGCGTCGGAGTTCAGTGGGATGTTCTCGTCGGGGCCTGCGGATTTGGCGATCCAGAGAAAGATGGATGCAGCAAAGAATGAGTAAATCTGAACATGTTTCAATAGTTTGTTATTACAAACGTATGAAAAGTGTTAATACTGTCTATTGCGGAATCCATCTACATTTCCGCTGCCGACGTGGATAGGAATACACGCACCTTCCTGGCAGAAAGAGCCTTCAGGGCACGTAACGCCGCTGCATCCATCCGCAGGATTTCTGAATCCATCGTAATACTGCGGGAAGGTTCTCTTCAAGAACGGCACAACGATTAAAACGGCGAGCAGAACAACAGCGAGGCCAACAATACCATACCCAACTTGACGAGCCATTTGTTTCTATTTATACGAAAGGTTTTACAGAGGGGCCGAGACAGTTCTTTGTTTTCATATTTTAGATTTTCGCATGACTACATCAGGAGGCATACTACTCATCGTAGGAGAAGCCGCTACAGCAGAAGGCATAGCCATCGCAGGAGGGGCCGCAACAGCAGAAGGCATAGCCATCGCAGGAGGGGCCGCAACAGGAGCAGTCGTATTCATCATAGAAGGGGTTGCGACACCAGTTAGAGGAGCAGCTGTTTCAGATAAAAGGCTCTGGCATGCCGATTTCAAGAGATCAAGCGTTGATGACTGCTTTGCTACATTGACTGATAAGGAAGGGACAACTTGGCCCGCGCCAACAGGGGCGACTTGGACTGCGCCAGAAGGAGCAGGAACAGGAGTAGTTGTAGTGGCAGGGATCGTGCCCACTATTTTTTTGACAATCATATTAGAATTTGCATCACCACTCAAAGCATTAATGGCCAATGTAACAAGCATTAGCTTATTTTGTATGTCGCCATAGGTTGGATCTGTTGGAGGAATAGATGATAAATTATTCTTATAATTAGTTTGTATAGTTGTTAGTTTAGCTATATTACCAGACGTAATATAGGTATTGAGAACATCCGCATTCGCCCCAGCATATGCTAATACCGAGGCAGGGTAATCAATATACCCATCAAGTTGAGGTAAGAATCCTTTTACGAACGGAACAATGATTAAAACACCCAATAAGACAGCCGCAAGACCAACGACTCCATAGCCAACCGATTTAGACATCTCTTCTTTTAAAGATAAATATTTAGATAACAGGCAAGCCGGAACTAGAGGGCTGTGAAGGAGGAGATACGCTTGAACAATAACCATTCATACACCGAGACCCATGCGGGCATGGAGGCAAATCTAGGCCGCACATACCAACAGGATTCGCAAATCCCTCCGAAAACTGATAATTAGCAACCAGTAGAACACACGCAACCAACAGAAGAAACAAAGGTATTACAACATCTCCAAGCTTTAATGACATCTTTCTAGTATGTGCCCTTAAAACTTCCGAACATTAATCTGCGGCCCCTTGAGCTTTCTCGCGTCGTTCGGATTATAGTTTCCATCCTCCTCCTCTTTTTCCTTGTAATGAGCCGCCGAGTGGGCCCAGAACTCTGGGGCACCAATACGGAAATCTCCGTGCATCTCCGCCTTATACCAGAAAATACAATCCTCAATCTTATTTGACTGGCTTGTATTGTCTATTACAAGACATTCATAGTTCTGCGTGCACTGGTCCATCACCTGGCAGAAGAACTCGAAACTCGGAAAGGCCGACCCATAGTTGTTAAAGATACGCTGTCTATTCGTGAGGTAGGGTTCACGTAGAATAAATACAAAGTCGACGTTGGTTCTCAAGGCTGGCTGGATACCCAGCGGATACTGCATCGTAATCAAAAAGAACACTTTGAGCCAACGCCCGTTCATGAAGAGATACCGAATGTTCTTGTCGTGTGTCCACGAGTCGTCATACATACAGTCGTCGAGAATCATAAATGAACGCGGATCCACCATTGACTTTTTACCTTCACCCTGCTCTTTCATGATACGAGCCATCATCATCTTCTGACGCTTACAGAAGTTTGCGAGAATGAGAGGACTGAACTCGCCGTGAATAAAGAGCGGCGGAATCATTTTGCTGTAGAAACTATTGGATTCCTCTGTGCCTGAAATGACGGTTCCGAGCGGCATATCCTGGTGATGATACAGCAGGTCACGAACAAGAGTTG